TTACAAGTCTACCTCAGTTCCTTCTAAAAATCTGACAGTTATCTGTCCATCCTCCACAATTGTAATACTATCCAATGCCTGACACATCTCATACGAATCGAATTCCCAGGATGGCTTGTTTATTATATCAGCCAACTTTGTACTATAATGCTTTTCTAGCGGACGATTTTCTTCTATAATCTTATTCCACTTCCCATGCAACAGATCCACGTTCTCACTCAATAGTTCTACAGCCATTACTACGGCTTTCTCTAACGTTTCTTCATCAATATGGTTATTCTGACAGCCAATCTGTCCTTTGACCCTATATCGATTGTTACATTGCCAAACCTTGCGTTTACCTCGACTGGTGGTCCAGTTCTTTCGACCAAAGGCTGAACCACATTCTTTACAGAACACCTTAGTTGTAAAAGGATTATCGTCATTTTGCATGATATAGGACTTGAGCTGATGCTCCTCTCGGTAGGCTTTCCTCCTTGCCAATTCCAACTGTACTAATTCCCAAATGTCTTTGTCAATAATAGCTTCATGGCTATTTTCTACATAGTACTGGTCAACCTGACCGTCATTTTGAACTCGTTTCTTAGTCAAAAAATCAACGGTAAAGGTCTTCTGCAATAAGGCATCACCCTTGTACTTTTCATTTTGAAGCATTTTCTGTATAGCACTTGGATACCAATTTGCCTTCCCAGTCCAACCAGATATTTCATTGTCATTCAAATACTTAGCTATGGACTCAGGACTATACCCATCTAAGAATTTCTCGTAAATGAATTTAACTGTTTCAGCTTGCTGAGGGTTAATGATAAGCCTACCATTATCATCCTTGTCATAACCCATGAACTTAGTAGTATTCACGCGCACCTCACCACGTTCAAACTTCTTACGAATTCCCCACGTCGCATTCTCTGAAATGGAACGTGACTCATCCTGTGCCAAGGAAGAAAGGATTGTCAAGAGAACTTCACCTTTGGAATCTAGGCTATCAATATTCTCCTTCTCAAAAGTCACACCAACACCCAGTTCTTTCAGTTCTCGGACATACTTGATACAATCAAGGGTGTTTCTTGCAAAGCGACTGATCGACTTAACCAAAATCCTATCCACCTTACCTGCCCTACAATCTTGTATCAAGCGGTTAAAGGCATCACGTTTCTTTGTATTGGTTGCTGAGATGCCCTCATCCGCATAGATGTCAACTAACTCATAGTCCTCGTGTTTGGAGATAAACTCTCTGTAATATTTAACTTGGTTTTCATAACTTGATAGCTGTTCTTCTTGGTCGGTGGACACTCGACAATATGCGGCTACCTTGATTTTCTTCCTGACCTGATGAAGAACATTGGTCTGCACTTTCTTGGCCGGAATAACTGTAATACTTTTCCCCATTTCCATCCCTTTCTATTACTGTAACTGGTGAGGTTATCTCCCAATTTGAAATATCTACTTCTGGCACTCGCATCCCTCGACAAGCTACTTTTCCCTCTTTTATATACTTGGAACAGCACCAAACAATTTTTTTCTTATAAGAAACCTGTCTCTTTAAAGTCGAACCACAATGCTGACACTTTAACAAACCTGTAAATTTATAAGTTTTGTTTCTACCTTGTTGCCATCTTCTACTAGTTAGCTTATCTTGGACTCTTTGCCAATCTTCTTTTGATATGATAGCTTCATGATTATCTTCAATCAAGTATTGTTCAAGTTCGCCTTTGTTCAATTTTTTGGGACCATTCACACCATCATGAAAATACTTTTGCAGTAAGACTGAACCTTTGTATTTTTCATTGCTTAACATTTGACGGATTGTGGTGTCATGCCATTTAGCACCTGTAACAGTCGCAACGCCCTTTTCATTTAACAGCTTGGCAATACGATGAGTACCATACCCTTCAAGGTAAAGTGCAAATATTTGCCTGACTATCAAAGCTTCTTCTGGATTGATAATCAACTCCCCGTTTTCGTCAACATCGTATCCTAAGAATCGCTTGGTGTTAATGACCAGCTCTCCTCGCTGGAATTTCTTTTGAAAGGCCCAACGTTGATTGCCACTCATACTCCTTAACTCGTCCTCGGCAATACTCGCTAAAACTGAAAGCATCACTTCCCCTTCACTTGAAAGGGTATGAATGTTTTGCTCCTCAAAGAATATGTCTACTCCTATCGCCTTCAGTTCACGACTAATTTCAAGAACTGTAACCGTATTTCTGGCAAAGCGTGCAATTGACTTGGTATGAATAACATCAATCTTACCTCTACGACAATCTTCGATCATAGCTTGAAAATTTGGACGATTATCCTTAGAACCAGATATACCTCTGTCATGATAAACACCTATAAAATCAATATCGTCTCTATTGGAATACAGTTTTTCAAAATACTGCTTCTGATTTTCTAATGAATCTAACTGACTTCCATTAGTCGTCGAAACTCGAATGTAGGCACAGACCCTCTTCCTATGTTTTTGTCTATTGACTCTAATCTTCTTTACGGACATTTACTCTCCTTCCTATGTAATGGCACACTATATATCACTCTAAAGGGAATATTAGTCAAGTTATCAGACCAACTATTTCGACCTGATAAATTTATGCCACAGTTCATGGAATACAAATATTCCTCCTACCTTACTAGGTAGGTTTGGGAGTAATTTTTCCGCAGTTATTGAAAAAAAGGCAAAAAAATAAAGCCTGATGTTTCCACCAGGCTAATAACATAATTATGAAATTCTAAACCAACCTACAACTTTACCCAGTTTAACTGTTCCAGTTGAATCGTAAAGTGAGCCATCCGCCATCCATTGACGTTTCACACGACGAGTGATACCACCGCCACCAATTTCCAATTGGTCATTGATTCCGTTCCTATTATGGTCAGAATATCCATCAATATTCTGTTCCACGCCATCTATACTTTTTCCATCTGAATCCGTTACACAGACACCAATGTGACCATATACCAAACCATCCGTCTGAATGACATAAAAATCACCTGCTTTAGGATTCACACCCCAAGCATCGTAGATTACTTGGAAACCATTTGATTTTGCTTTCTTCAAACAATCAATGGCATTAGTATAGGACATATTCTTGTCCGTAAGCTCTTGAACAATCTTATCCACTAGGGCAACACACTGTCCGCCATAAGGGTTAGATGGAACAGTCACCTTTTGACCGACCTTGGATAATGCTGACGCAACCACACGACTGGCAACACTGGTTGGAATAGCGGTTGTTGTCCTTGAAGCTGTGTTAACCTTGAGTGTTTGCCCAACTTTTAAAATATCCGTCTTCTTCAAGCCATTTACCGCAAGAAGAGCATCAGCTGTTAAACCAAACTTCCGAGCGATTCCATAATAGGTATCGCCTTTCTGTGCTTGATAGGTCTGCTCACTGTGGCCTTTAGTAGTTCCTTCTACATCCTGCTCAAGCACCCAAGACTTGATTCCATCAAGTAGATAAGCTCTCTTACTGTTGGACTGGTGAATATTCTTCACTTGAAGGATTTTGTAGGTGCGCCCCTTGACCCAGTTGGCGATTTTCTGACCAGTCTGATAATGAGTCGCATGAGGCAACACCCTAAGACTATCACCAACAAGATAGACTGGTTTTGAAGGAGTTCCTGAACTCCCAACGGTTGAACTGGGTGTCGAGGGAACTATGGTCTTGACCTCAACTCCTGTTATTGCTGACACAAGACCTCTCGCAATATCCTCTTTCTTGTTCTCAAAAATCGCCATATCTTGTTCATTATCGATGAAAGCAATCTCCACCAAACGATAGGTGTATCCACGACTTGCTGCTTGATTGGCATTATATAGCCAATCTACCTTCTTAATGCCACGATTTTGGAAATAGTGTGAAAGGAGAGACAGGATAGCCATATCTTCCTTATCTGCTTCTAAGGAAGATTGAATCAAGACTTCTGTACCTTTAGCACTTCCATTAAAGGCATTGAAGTGCAATTCAGTAATCGAGTCGTATCCCTTACCAATACTAGTAATACTCCGATAATCATAAACATTTTGTTCGGTAATAAAATCAATTCGCTGTCCACTGTACTTAGACATTAACTTGGCTAATTCTCGAACCTTTCCTGCTTCTGTGATACCTAGTTTGGCATTCACTGCTCCAGGATCATAGCTTGTTCGCCCTTGGCCATGACCACAAATGACTAGATGTTTTCCCATATCTTCTCACCTCTCGTTGATTTGTTTTAAGATTGCTTGTAGTTTCTCAGGTATTGGTAAACCAATTCGAACGGTATTTTCTAGAATACTTAACCCCTCATTACTGAGATAAAAGAAAATGACCATGGTTCGAATTGTTCCACCCTGCTTGATGATTGCAGTATCAATCAGATGACCTAGTGAAACTAAAAATAAAATGGCTATCTTTTTAAAGATGCCACGAAAACCGATACTACTTGACAATTGTTTCTCTACAACTGCCGCAAAAATTCCTGTTAGATAGTCAATAATAATGAAGACAAGTAGGGCATATAGGATCCCATCCAACTCTCCAAATAGACTACCAATCAAGCCTCCAATCATGGAAAATAAAATCTTATTAAGAGTTAACAGTTCCTTCATCGGTCACCTCACTTTCTACTGGGCCTTCCTGCACAATGGTAGGGTCTGACCAATCCGGTTGACCGTTCTCATCAAACCGCATCAGATAAAAACATTCATGAAATAAATCAGAAAGATTCAGAGTTAATGTGGTACTACCCCACTGATTAAACGCCCAAACTATTTCTGTTGTAACCAACTGCCGCCTTCCATTTTTAATGGCAGGTCGCCTTACTTCTTCAAGATACATGTAAAAATCCTGCTCTGCTGTCTTACAACGAATGAACTCTCCATTCTTACGCATGTAAGCGAGAGCTGTCTCCAAATCAAATGGTTCTGTTACTTTGTCAATATTGAGAAGTGCCATGATAACTATTCTCCTTTCCTTTCTTCAGGTTTTGTCTGAACTTCTAATAGCTCAGTCAATTCCTGTTTTTCTTTACGCAATAGGCTAAGTTCCTCATCCCTTTCCACCAATTGGATGGCAATGAGGTTCTTAGCGGTAATCTCATCAGATAGCTTGGAGACAAGCTCCTGGATGGTTAATTTTAATGATTGGTTGATTTGTTCTAGATTCATCTGTGAACTCCTTTATTTAATCGTATCCCATGTCAAGATGACGTCACCTCGACCTGTGATGTTTACTAAGTGTTTAAAATTGTGATTGAATTGATGAAGTACGTCTTTCAAGCTGACATAGGTTGTCCCATTTCGATAGATGCGGATATCTCCGATATTCAAAATGGAACTTGGTCGGTCAGATGCTTTGAAAGCGTCAATACTCAGTCGGTTAGGCAACGTTACAATCTCCCAGCCATCTGGATTGGTATATGGAGCACTTGCTAAGCGAACTTTATCACCTACCACATCAATTTGGTCGGTATCAGTACCGTTCCATGCTCGAATCCCAACAAAACCTCCGTCATTGGCATTCCAGTTGTTCCATCGATTTGAACCAATAATGGTTACACCACATGGTTTCCCGTTTGATGTTCCTGTTTCAAAGGAAACCCATTGGTGGGGATATCCACTAACCTCACGAGAAATGGATGGAGAGTTGGTATAGAACTTAATGTTTCCAAGTGATAGATTGATTTTCATAGCTCCGTTGATTGCTGACAAAATACCGCCTGAAATTTTGTTAGCAGATAGGGTTACTGACTGCACTTGGGTTATAAAGGCTGATTTGGCAAATAACTGCTTAAGATAGGCTTCTGTTGCCATAAACTTGGTAAAGAAAGCTTGGTCAACCTTTAACTTATCCGCAGTGATTGCTTCTGCTCCAATCCGAGCTGCTGAGATGATGCCTGACGTAATCTTGCCTGCATCAAGACTGGCAATCTTACCGCTCGCTATCACACCATCCTGGATATAGGTAGTGCCTGTAATTTGAACGAGTTTTCCATCAATCTTGACTGTGCCATCCTTATTAAGATTGAGCTGACTCAGGACTGTCCCTGCACTGGTCAGATTTCGAACCGACCACGCCCCTGCAAGAGTTGAAACCTGCGTTTGAATGGCATTTACTGTGGCAGTTGTTGCTCGACTTGTTTCTAGATTGCCAACTCGTGTCACAATCCCAGTAGCCGTTTGAACAACCTGACTGATTTGATTGGTGTGATCTCCAATGGTCCGAGTGTGACTACTTACAGTATCCCGCACTTCATGAAAGGCGTTCACTGTCGTAAAGTCGTCTAATGACGGTGTCCAATAGTCTGGAAAGATATCACCAGTTGATACCATTAAAGCTCTCACATGGAACTTACCAGTTTTAACTCCATCGATTCTGACTTGAAGTTCAAAGCCTTTTGAATGTTGGTACATCTCTTGAGTGATGGTAGAGGTCAGTTTAATTAACCGATAGTTGTTACCCGTCGTCAGATTACTGCTCCACTTATTGTAGAAAGGGTGATACAAATTCCAGTTGGTCCATGTCCAAACATTTTGACTATCCAATATTGGACCTTGAAGTTTCATAGTACGAGTCGTAACAGCAGGGTCAAAGGTAACTTCATCCGCTGAGACATGAACATATAAATGAACTTTCGACCTAACATAGATACCACTACTATTTCCAAATTGAACTCTTCCTAAAGAGGCTACCCAGTTACTATTGGCATTTATAGTCTGATAAGCACCCCATCTATCCGAAGTACCAGCTATCAAATTACGATGTGAAACTGAGGTTGGGATTCTGCTTTCCGTTTGACTGATTCGCTGGGTAAAACTATCAGAGGTTGTTTTGACCAAATTCTGCACACTAGTTGTCGTCGCATAGGGTTGTAACGAACTGCTCGTAAGATAGCCACGACCCGCAATATTGGAATCAACCTGAGACTTGGTTTGGTAGCCTTTTGAGTTAATAGCAGATTCAACTTGCGTACTCGTCAGTCGTTGCTCAATTTGCCCAGCCTGTGTGCGGATAGTGCTTTCTGCATTTGCTACTCGACCAGTCAAGCTATTAAAATCCGTCTTTGCGACTTTCTGTGAAATAGCGTCATTTGCAATCCGTAAATCAGCCTTGGTTTGAGTAATCTGACTTGCGTTTGTGTTGGCCTTAGCCAAGGCATTGTCAGCGGTTGTTTTGACCCCTTCAAGAACTGTCTTATCAGCCTTAAGCAAGATGGATTGTTGCGTCTGTTGAATGGATGTAGTATGTCCCTCAACAGTTCGTTTCAAGTTATTAAAATCCGTTTGACTGACCTTCGAGGATACATCCGAAACTAAATGTCGAATCTGTGTCTCGCTACTAGAAATCTTTCCATTTGCCTCAGTTAATCTTGTAGAAACCTGCTCTACACCAGAAGCAGTTTGAGTGATGAGTGTCCGTTGGGTGGTCAATTCACCAGCAATATCTGCTGGATTATCTGAATAGCCTGTGTCTAGTGAGGTCTTTGCGACTTTCAATCCTGCCACATAGAATTTATTGCCATTTGGAATAGCGCTGCCATTGTACTCTGTTCGAAATTGAAGAGAACCATCAGATAAGATATGGACTGTTTTCCAGTAGCGTTTCCAGTCACTTGTGACAGATATGATATCGTCAGATTCTCTCACTCTTGCGACTGGAGCACGATAGACACTCGAACCAGTCCAAACAGATGAGACTTTAATGGAGGAGAGAGACTGATTAGCTTTGGCATAAAAGCTAAAGGTAATGACATCTCCCGCTTTCACAACAATATTCTGATGACTTCCGTTATAACCCGCTTGGGTAGAGCGAACAACCAGTCCCCTAAAATTCTCCGTTTCAGTGGACCAATTGTTTCCTAAATGCCAGGCATTTCCTTTATTCGACCAATCACGAGTACCAGTCATCAAATTTAGGCCATCTAGGCTAGTTGGAATTTTCGCATCCACTTGACTGATTTCAGTTGTTATCCGATTCCCCAATTGCGTAATCGATGACTCGGCAGTTTCAATTCTCTGTTTCGCTTGGTTAAAATCGCTAGTCTTTACTCGCTGAGAAATTTGGTCTGCTTGAACTTGAATCATGGATTCTGCACCGGTTACTCGACCAGTCAGACTATCCACCAGTTGCTTACTCGCAAGAAGTTTTATATCCTCCTTGGTTTGTGAGAGATTGGTACTGACAGTTGCCAACTGTCCACTCAACAGTGATTTTGCTACATCAACCAATCGACTAGCTTCAGAGATAGCTTGTGATTTAGCTGTCGCAATTTTTGACTCTGTTTGACTACGCTCCGTCGAAGTCAAGCGGTTAGCTTCTTGAATAGCATCAAGCTTGGCTTGTTCTGCCCTTCTGAGGGCTTCAGTTGCCCCAGTTTGAGCCTGTTCTGCCTTTTGTTTGGCTTCTGTGGCTAGGTTGGTATTTACTCCAGCCTTTGCCATTAAATTACGAGTTGTGCGTTGCTGCTCCTCTTCCTGTTGCCGCATCTGTTGGTTAATAGAAGTAAGTTCTTTATCAATGCTAGCCTTTAATCGATCCGCATAGACCTCCCCACGACTTTGAGCCTGTTCGATAGCGTTATCGATGGCTACTTGACGTTTCTCAAATTCCGCATCAAATGCTCTATTGGCATTCTCAAGAGCAATTTCAACGGCAACATCCTCACTCCGCTTATTCCCATCAATGAGATTATTTGCTAAGGTAGTCAAGCTATCGCCAGTTTTACTTGTTCCGATACTTGCCTTATCATCAAAAGTGATAGAGCGGTAATTCTTAGCTAAAGGATCATAATCATAAGCGATGGCTTTCTTCCTCACATCAATTCCGTGTAGCTTGCTTTTTAAAGTTACGGTATCGCCTAGATGAACCGTTTGACCATCTAACTCAAATGCCTCAATGATGATGGCATCTTTTGGCTTATCAATTCCCTCTATGCGAAACTTGCTACTAGCCCACTCTATTAACTCTTGACGAGTTCTGAGATGATTATTGGTATAGGTTACTTCATTGATGAAAGGATAGGAGTTTATCAACGGACTGTCTACAGTTACTTGAAGGACGGTTTCCCTATCCTGCCCCTCCTGTTTAAAGCTTGAAGAGGCATGGATACGAGTGATAATCTGTGAACTTTCTTTGGTTCGTTGATACTTTTTCAAATTGTAGTGAGTAGAAATGACTACCCCACGGTCTTGTCCCCGCTCACTCTTTATAGTTAGGGCAAGGTTATCTCGAACCAATTCTCCCTCCCAAGTTCCAAGGATAGAATGTTTGCCATCCAGCAGGCTGGAGTAAAGCGTCTGTTCCTTGTCCGTTGTATAGGTTCTGTTCTTGACAATATCACTTGTAAAAGAAAAATCTCCCAGTGGAGACTTGCTTGCCATGACCATGCTTGATAGAGCTGTTGCACAGGTTACCTGTTCACACCTAAATGGCGATACCAACCTAGTCATGATGTCATCTGATATATGATAGGCCACAACTTCAAGACTGGTGTCTCCTTCAATGACTTTCTTTATCCGAAACAACTGGTGTCCCAATACTGGAACTGGGCTACGAACGAGGTAGTCCTCTTTTAACTCTCGAAATAGTCCGCTGTCTGTGATCGGATAGGTAAAGTTCAGGACAAAATCCCCATTCAAGGTTTCTTTAACGCTTGCCTTTATGGTCTCTGGGAGTGGTTTCCCATGCCATTTTGCCGTTCGAATGTTTTTGTCTAATAATGATAGCACTCTATGCCCACCCCCAATTCGTTTCTATTGTTAATGATGTGATGCCAGTACCTAAGACAACTCCAACCGAGTCATTTCTGCCTGCATCAATGGAAATAAAATCGCCAGACCATTTTACAGGCTGACCTCTTTGTGTTTTAAAACTTGGCTGACTAGGATTATTATCCATAATGAGTGTTTCTTGTAATCTCTCCAAGCGGATGACATCATCCCCAATCGTAAAGCTAGTTTCACTAGTCGAGTTGCCACTTATGGTAATCTTTGGAAAAGCAATGGCTGAACCTTGACTTCTCAAAGTACCACTAGTCCTAAACACCTGCGAGGTCGTCGTTTTGAACCACTTGGTTGGGTGACAAGAAAAGGTAACCTTAAGCTCATACACCCCCAGCTTATCCTTTTGAACTGGAGTATGGTGAACCTTGTAACACCAAAAGCGTATGGTCTTGAAACTAGCGTTCTCAAGCCAAAATCCTTCTTTCAAAAATAGCTTCAAAAAGGAAAATAACTGTTCTTCACTAGGTTTAACAAGATAGAGGGTGTAGCTCAGTTCCATGACACTTCTGCGAGGATTGGTTTGAAGAACCGCACCTGACAGACCTTGGTGTTCTATCAAATGCGTCTTACTTTCACTAACTGTGATAGAAGGGCTATCTTCCACGATTACCTTAAAAGGAAAACTAGCCGTGGACACTCCACCAATGGTTAATGCATTATGTCTAATCATGGTTTCACTCCTCTCAATCCTTGCTGACGTTCTAATTCATACACTAATTTCTCTCCAACCATCTCCGCAAGTCGGTGAAGGTCAGTCTCTTCTCTTACCGTATTTCCAGTAATGGTAATATGAATGGTTGGTAGATTGCTTTTCATGGTTTTTGCGATTCCTCGACCAATTGCGCCTAACGTTTGTTCATTCAAAGGCAAGACTGCTTCTTTTCCTGCCTCACCACCTACCATTAGGCTATTGCCGTTTACACCAAATGCGGTTGGTTTGGTTAAAATTCCTCCTTTGGCATACCAATCAATGGAGATTCTTGGGATTCCACCCTTCAACCAATCGAGTGGATTGGCTGAGCCAAACACTCGAAAATGAGGAAGGGGAATATGTGGCCATCTGATTTGGAAGTTAAAGAGATTTTTAATGGCATTGATGGCATTACTCACGGCATCTCTTGCACCATTGATAGCACTTGAAATAGTATTTTTAACACCATTCCAAACAGATGAAACCGTATTGGAGATGCCAGTCAAGATGTTGGATACGGTATTACTGATACCATTCCAGATAGTTGAAACAGTTGAACCAATCGCAGATAGGACACTGGATATTGTCGATTGAATAGCTGTCCATATAGTTGAAATAACAGAACTAATGGCAGATAGTACATTTGAGATGGTATTCTTGATACCCGTCCAAGCAGTTAAGATGTACTGGGCGATGAAATTGAGAGCTAAGGAAATAAGGGACTTAATGCCCTCCCATACCATCGACAAGACCTGTTTGATGGTTTCCCAAGCGCCAGTCCAATCGCCAGTGATAACCTGCATGACTGCCTTGATGATACCAAGTACCACATTGATAGCAGTCTCGATCACAATCTTTATCATCTCCCAAGCGGCTGTAATGATGAGTTTGATATTCTCCCAACTTGCTTGGATGAGCGGTCCAAGAATAGTCATCACCGTTTGAATAACCGTAGTGATGGCATTCCATACCGTGGTTGCAGCATTTAGAATCAATTGCTGGTTTTCAGCCCACCATGTGGTTAGCGTTCCCCAGATGGACATAACAAAACTAGAAATCTGCTGGATGATCATGGTCAGAAAGGCATAGATACTATTCCAGATTTCCATCACAGTCGTTCGAAAGCCTTCGTGATTCGTCCAGAGTTCTTTTAACCCAACAATCAGTAAGGTAATGGCAGCTACAATACCAAAAATAATCCCCACAATCGGCAAAAATGCCGTTATCATTCCAACAACGGTTGTCCCCATAGCGGCTGCCGCAACCTGTAAGCCCAAGAAAACTGGAAGTAACATCCCTACCACGGCTAAAATACCTGTGAAGATAATGACGACTTCCTTGATGGGACTGGATAAGTTGGTAAACCAAGTCGCTAGTTGACTAACAATGTCTGCCAAACTTTGGAAGACTGGAATAAGCATCTCCAGAATCGGTTGACCGATTGCTGCTAGAGCATTAGTTCCAGACTGTCTTAAGTTGCCCAGAACGTTTTCCAGTCCGTCTGATTCCCTTGCAGCTTGTCCCAAGGCTCCAGAGAGTTCATTGCCGTCCTCTACCATTTGAAGGAGGGTTAACTGCTTCTGAGCTTCTGATAGTTCATTGAAGGACTTTCCATAGAGCTTGTTCGCCGCTGTATTACGAGTGGTTTCTGTTGCAGAAATACCTAGAGCTGCGTCATTTTCATAGTTTCCTTTGAGGAAGGACTGCAGGTTTTCGGTGACTTCTTCGATGGATTTGTCGTAAAATGCTGCCCCATCAGCCGCTGCTCTGGTGGCACGAGTGGTCAGATCCAAAGCCTGAGCCGTATCCATCCCAGAGGTTTTGGCAAAGGAAGCCATCTGAGTGAAGGAGCCTTGAAGACGCTCTGGAACAATGTCCATCTCTTCCCCAATCTTATTGAGGGCATCCTTAGCAGCATTCTCCATATCTCCAAAGACGGTAGAGAATTGGGCATTGCTGGCTTGAAGTTGCGCTGCCGCAGACATGGACTCTGTTCCGACTTCGAAGATTTTCTGAGAGATGTCTGCTAGCTTCTCACTGGTCGCTTGAAGTGCCTCAGCCCGAATGGTGTCAGACATGGCTTTCATGCCATCTTGAGCACCATCAGCAGAGGATTTGGTCTCATCCATCTCGTTGTTCAGGTTATTGAGAGCGGTCTTTGCTTGGTTCAACTCAGCTTCCATCTTATTGGCTTCAATGGAATTCTCACCATATTCACTCTTTGTCAAGGCTAGTTGCTTTTCGAGATTGGAAATTTGTTTAGAAACAATTTCTGACTGCGCTCCAATCTTTTGTTGGGCTATGGCATTGCGTTCTGCTTCGGAACTATTGGATGACAAAGCACTTTCTTGTAACTCAAATTGAGACGTGACCTTGTTCATCTCACTTGCTAACTGCCCCTGCTCCACTTGGAGTTTATCTAATTGTTGAGCCGCTGAACTACTGGATCGACCGTGATTCTCAAGTGTTGATGACACATCAGCTAACTTAGTTTCATAGGACGTTAGCAGCCTTTGAGTAGTTTCCACCTCACGTTGAAAGGCACGGTACTGGTCTGCCCCAATATCCCCAGCCTTAAATTGAGCTTCCACCTGTGATTGGGCTTGACGGAGCGTTGCCAATTTTTCTTTGGTTGTCTCAACTTGTTTAGCTAATACTTCCTGCTTTTGAGTGAGGAGGGTGACATTGCCTGTATCAAACTTGAGAGCCTTATCAATTTGTCTTAGTTCTTTGGTAGCTTCAGATGCTTGTTTGTTTACACCCTTTAGGGCATCTTGTAAGGGTTGGGTATCGCCACCAATTTCAATCGTAATTCCCTTTATGTTTCCAGCCATAGTCCCTCCTTTCTACCATCAGAAATTATCAAAATCAGCTTGAGTTGCTGGGCGTGTTTGTGAAGTTTCCCGAGTACGCATCTCCACATAATCCGTTTGGTAGTCAAGTGCCATCCCAATAGAGATATGTTTTAAATCGTCAATGGTCAAACCCGTCTCCTTACAACAGGAGAAATAGCTCTCTACTGTGAAGATTTCCTCACTCGCTGTTTCTGTTTCATCTGCTTTTTTCTGGTTGACATCCCTTGGTTCAACATATTCATCAAGACAGGGGCTACTTCCTGAACTGGAAATTCCTCCAATTCCATGAAGAAATCCACAAAAGGTTTCACACGAGGATTGGCAGATTTGGCAAAAACCCAAAAAAGACGATGGAAAAAGGTCATATCAAAGTCAGATAAGATAGATACATCAACCTGACTTGCCTTGAGTTCTTCCCCTTCTTCCAACTGGTCTAGCTTATCTAAGATAGCTTGACTATTGACCATAGAAAAGAGATCTTGGAAATAGTCCTTACCAAACTGCTCTTTATAAGCAATTGGTGTGTAGGCATTGGTTGCTAACTCGTAGGTAGTGCCTGCTATGGTAATACTTTCTCTCATTGCCTTCTCCCTTACTTACGAGGTTCAAAAACTGCCTTGAACCAGTTTTGACGAATCTCATCACTCGTTTCCTCCGTTGTACGTCTACGTACAACTTTATCAAGTGGACGAGGACTGGCACTAAAGGTCAACTCTACCTCATTGATATCTGAACCAGACTTGGTTTTTGAACCAACAGTCGGACGAGATGCGTAACAATAATACAAAACGTGTAAGGTTTCTTTTTTATCCCCTTCAAAACGGAACATCAACGCAAAATTTTTCTTTTCGCTGTTTGCGATCTCTGAAATGGTGTTTGTCGTCGCATCCAACTGTTCTCCAAGGACTCGTGTCAAAAATTCCTGCGTTAGAAGGGCAACTTTTAGTGTTCCTTCATAACCATCATTTGACTCTGTTGTATAAAAATTGATATTGTCTGCCTTATAAGAACCCTTATCTCCTGTTGGTTCAAGGGTTAATTCTGCAGCACCACGAAGGCGTTCTACATTGCCGTATGTCAACGTACCATCAGGACCTTCGCTTGTAACTTCTGCCCAATGGACATCTTGTAGTCCAAAGGTGACCTTATTCTTTTCAGCCATATTATCCTCCATGTAATGTGATGTAATAGGTTATTTGGTAGAGTTTCTCTGATGAGATATAGGTCTCTACTTTTTCAAAATAAATAAGGTGGCTGTCAAATAATGACTCCACCTTTTGTTCAGTTGCTAAATCTTTCTTAGTGGTATAGAGTTCCACTAGCAGGTTATTCTGCTTATGATAGGTCCAATTGTCTGCACCATGATTTTCTGAATCAGTCACCAAATATACTAGATACGGTGGTCTTGGACGACTCCCTTCTTCAAAATGATGGTAGGCGAGTGGGAGCTGTAATTCTTTGAGAATGGAGTACATTTTACTCAGTAACATGTCATATCACACTCGCTTTCTCAGCTTTTCTTCTAAGGATTGTATTGCTTGTTTCTCAACAGGTGCGATATGCTTAATTCCCTCAACTCGCCCACCAGAGCTTTTGGCATGACCATTTTCTAATAGATGCGTCAGGCCTGGTGTTCGATTATGAATAGTCTTGGTTAGACCTGTACTGGTATCAATCGTTGCTTTACTCTTCCACCCTTTGGCATAGGAACCACTCTTTCTAGGTGACGTTGCTTTCAAGGTTACGATGGATTCCTCGGTGACTTCCTCTACAACTTCACGCATCACCTCTTTTGTATCCTCTACAAATTCCGCCAGCTCATTAGCGATGGCAGTTTCTAGTGCATCTAGTTCAATTCTAGTCATAACTCTCCTCCCTAATGGCGACGATGTAAATCAGTTGCCTTGGCACTGTATCTCCATCAATAGACTCAATCTCATAGGTTTGACCACGAAATTGAATGCGAGTCGTTAAGGAATGAAGTCCAAGAATTGCCTTTTCATACCTGAGGGTGAACTGGACTTTCTCTTGTTCCAGTTTCGTCACACTCCCATCCCTTTCGGTCAAGGTGAGAGGACGACAAGAGCACCACCGGTCAAATAAAAGTATCCATGTCGAAGTTTCATTGCCAATCTCATCTTGAACAATCTGTCGAATCTGAAATGACAAGCGTTCCCTCAACGGTGCAATCTTCATCAGAACACATCCTTTCGTTCGGCCAACAACAAATGATAGAGAGTCTCTTTCAACTCCTTATGATTGGCATCTTCTCTGTGTTCATAAAGATAGGCAACCCCATATAGGATTGCCGTCTTTAGAACTTCTGAATAAATTGATTGTCGCAAAATATTTTCACATAGTTGTTGACTGGTTTCAAGCAACTGCTCAATCAGCCCATCCTCATCCTCATGTTCCACTTTAAGATACTGTTTTGCTTCTGCTAAACTAACCATGACTACTTAGCCTTTACTGTTAGTGTCTTCACGGCTTCAGGTAGGACTAACTTGCCATCAACACGTTGTGAAGCAAGAAAACCAATCTGTCCATTATTGGCATAGAGTTCGTTCAGACGTTTGAAGGTACGTCCCTGACGGTCCGCAATCCAATAATATGAGAAATCACCAAATGCAATGGCCTTGTTTCCTGCATCAGGAAGTGGGGCAAAGGTTGATGTATAGTATGGACGATTTAGAATCAAATCTGGTTGTCCAGCTTGAGTGGATGGCTGCCAGATATAGTTGCCATTATTATCCTTGAGTTTACGGATAGCTTTGACAGTCGTATCATGTAAAATCCAAACTGCATTCTTACGATAGGGTGCTGGTAGAGAATGATACAATTCAATCATATCGTCAAAGGTAATATCCTTTGTAGCAGTCGTTGGACCTGTTACTTCTGCCTGAGTAAAGATACCTGTCGGTTTCTTAGAACCATCACCAATCAAGAATGCCTTTTCTTCTTCCGTTCCAATACGACGAGCAAATTCAGCTGTCATATAGGATTCAAGGTCAAAGACTGAATCGTTTAGCAACTCTTCTGAAATACGTATGGCAGTACCAATCTTATGAGAGTCTAGTGTCACCTGACCAAAGGTTTCTTCCGTTTCAGGATAAAGACCATTTTCATCCATCCATGAGGCTGAACCATGTCCTGTCACAACAGGAATCTTACGTTCACCACTAGATGTTTTGATAACAGTCGCAAGGCTACGGAAGAAATTCTCTTCTTGTAATCCTTGAACTAGTTTCTTCTCATACTCATCAGGAACCAGATGACCACCTTCGGTATCTTCCCCAACTCGAAGGATATCCTTGACATCAAAGAAGTGACGCTTACGGACACTTGTCCAAAATGTCTTGGCATAGCTATCTGAAGCCACACCTCTCTTTTCCTCTTCTGTAGTCTTGTCATTCAAAACTGTTGTAGGTTGTCCAATTAAAGCCTGTGAGGCTGGTTGAGAAAGTTCAAGGTCAATCTTTTCTTGACGCTCCAACCGAGCAATCTCTTGATTGTAGAGGTTGATTTTTGCTTCCATATCATCATAGCGTTTGGAATCTTCCTCTGATACAAGTCCATCTTCAGTTCGAACAGAATCAAGGAAGGTTTTTGCTTGTTGCCAAGCTTGGTTACGTTTTTCTTTCAATTCAAGTAATTTAGACATCAGTTCATATTCCTTTCGTTATTTGAGCAAATTCAATCGTTTTTCCAACTGATTGATAGGGATTGTTTTCTTTGGTTGTTGGACTTCAAGTTTCGCCTGCATTTTGACAAGTAAATCTTGTTGTGCAGCATTTCGACTGAAAGAATAACTCTCAATATCCTTTCCTTGTTCCTCTTGTTTGTCAAAGAGAATCTTGTCCGCAAAGCCTAGTTCAACAGCCTTTTTGGCATTGAACCAAGACTCTGAGTCCATGAGATGTGATAGTTTGGTTCTTGAAAGTCCTGTTCTTAATTCATAGGCATTGATGATGGATTCCTTAATCTCTCCCAACATTTCAATGACCTTCTGCATATCCTTGGCTTCACCTTGTGCCACAGTCCAAGGGTTGTGAATCATCATCATGGCAACTGGACTCATAGAAACCGTTGTACCTGCCATGGCAATGACACTAGCAGCACTTGCGGCTAAGCCATCAATCATTACATGGACATCACCTTTGTAATCCATCAGCATGTTATAGATTTGAGCAGCCGCAAAAACATCACCCCCTGGACTATTAATCCAGAGGGTGATGTTTCCATTTCCTGCATGTAAATCATTTTTAAATACTTGTGGCGTGACTTCATCGCCAAACCACGTCTCATCTGCAATCTGTCCTTCAATACGAAGTGTTCGACCACTATCATCTTCTGTAAAATTCCAAAACTTATGCATCCATATCCTCCTCATATTGAGTTTCTTGTTCTAACGTTGCTTGTTTCATAAAGCCACCCGCATCCATCAGTTTCGTCATGTTTCCATTTATCAAGTAGAGATTGCCTCCTTCCTCATCTGAAAGGAGATTCAAGTCCTCAAGTTCACGAATATCATTTGTCGACAACCAGCCATTTTGTCTCCCAATCGCATAGCCATTCATTCGACTCTGATAGTCTCCACGAAGAAGACCATCTACATTGAACTTCACAAAGTAGGTTTTCTTTTCTTCAGGTAAAAAAAGAGACCTCTTGAAAGCCTGTTCGAGACGAACTACCCAAGGGTCTAAGGTATATTTCACAAATTCTAGGGATTGTTGCTCAATGTTTGAAAATGAGGATTTCTCCAAGTCGCCAACCATATGAGGTGGAATGCGGTAGAGCCTTGCAATTTCATTAATTTGGAATTTTCTAGTTTGGAGAAACTGGGCTTCTTCAGGTGGAATGCCTACTTGAGTGTATTTCATCCCTTCCTCAAGGACTGCCACTTTGTGGGCATTGGTTACCCCATTGTAGACTGCATTCCATGAATCTCTCACTCGTTTGGGATCTTTGAGAATGCCTGGGTGTTCCAAGACGCCACCTGGATTTGCACCATTCTTAAAGAATGATGCACCATAGTTTTCCGTAGCCAAGGTCATACCGATAGCATTTTTTGCAAGGGCAATTGGAGAATAACCTATCAAGCCATCAAAACCAAGACCAGGTACATGAAGAACATCTTCTGCTCTCAAGATAGCATCTCCCTTTTCATTAAAGTTAGGATTTTCTTCTGACTGACGCTTGTATTTGTAATAGAGCTTACCACTCTCGTCTCGATGAACAGACATCTTATCTGGTAAGAGTGGGTAAAGACTGATAACCTGTCCACTCCTATCTCGGATAATCTGGACATAGGCATTGCCCCATATCAGAAGATGTGTCATCAAGGTTTCTCTAAAGACAAAAGATGACATCTCAGGGTTAGGTTCATCATGCAAGAGAAAATAAAGGGGGTGTTCCACCTTTTTCTCCTTACCAGTTGCCGTTCTCTCATAAACATGAATGGGTAGTGAAGCTACCGCTTCAGCTAAGATACGGACACAAGCATAAACAGCAGTCGTCTGCATAGCTTTAAACTCATCCACATTCTCCCCACTGGTCGTTCGTCCAAACAGATATGAGAAGTCCTGACCTTCATAACTATTTCGTGGTTTATCTCTAGCACGCTTACGTCCCAGTAAATCTACTAGTCCCATAGTTCCTCCTTTTGAGTACGAAAAAAGCACCTCAATTGAAGTGCTTCTCGTTTATTCTTAGATGGTTTTCATCTCTCCTTCTTCAAGAAGATACCAAGTTCAATCACTTTCTTGAAAAAGATAAATGTAATCTGCCAGGGTATCCTCTGCCAATTGACTGATGTCACCGATAAAACGATGTTGCTGGGCATTCCCCTGTAAGGCATCGTGTTCGATCTTATCAAGACTATCTTCAAGCTGAATGATGTCACCTTTCTGAAGTAATGCACGAATTTCTTTGCTTGATTTAAAGTGTTTCTTTAGAAGTTCCCCAGTGTATTCTGGATATCCTTCATACGCTACCTCGATTGTTTGTGCTGTATGGTTTTTCGTCAATAATCCAATCCGTGCTTTTGTTGCCATCGTCTTGTTCCCCTCTTCTTTTTGTAGTCACATATTACCGTAGAAGCAAGGACTTATCAAGTCATTTTGGCGATATTATCAACTATTTTTTGAACACTTTGAATAGAAAAAGCACCTCCGCTTGGAGATGCCAATATTAGTTCACATCATTACCTTCTGCGATATCTCTCAATAATGCATCAATGTTAGAAGTACCATGTAATACTCGAAGTACAGTTACAACCTCTCCAACAAAACGATAAAATATAACATAGTTTTTAACAATAAGTTTTCGAATCACAATACCCTCACTCTCAAACCCTTCAAGAATAGGACAACGTTCTGGAAACGTTGATAAGGATTTGATGGATTGTTCAAAGAGATGGATATTTTTATCTGCTGTTAAGGGTGATTGTAGCTCTATCGCAATAAAGCGATAAATGGCAGTCAAATCGTCACTGGCTTGTTTTGTCAATCTCACGGGATATTCAATCATTAATTTACCCCTTTAATACCTTTGAAAAAATCTTCCGCCAATATCGTTTCTTCATGATCCGCTGAGTGATAGCTCTGCACCAACAGGTCTTTCAATTCACCAGCAGACAGTGGTGAGACATCCACAGAAGAAGGTGCTTGTGGTAAGGCAATATCAAACGGAATGCTTCGTGTCATAGAAACCTGCTTTAATAGTAGGGTAATCAATGTAGACATAGGCATTCCAAGCTCTTTCAAGACACTTTCTGCATTTAATTTATCATCCGAATCAACACGTACATTTAAAGTGGCTGTTTTTCCCATACTACTTCTCCTTTAAATTTTGTACTGCAATTGTAACGTATTTTGCTTTATTTTGTCAACTAAAAACTCAATATACCACGTTCATCATAAACACTTCCTTCTTCGGTTTGGTGACGAATACAACGGTCCAGCCCCATAATGAGTGCAACAATACCGTCAATCTTCTCGACTGACTTTTCCTTATCAGGCTTAATATTGCCAGCAGGGTCTTGTCTCATGACTACGTTTTGTCCCATCCATTTCAGAACTGGATGCCCACCATGTTGAATCTTGCCTTCCATCATAAGTTTATAGAGTTCCTTTGATGGTGGACTCATATCCTTGTATCCCTGACCGAAAGGCACCATGGTCAAGCCCATTCCTTCTAGATTCTGAACCATCTGTGTCGCATTCCAACGGTCATAGGCTATCTCCTTGATATGATAGATTTCCGATAAGTCTTCAATAAATTTTTCGATAAAACCATAATGCACGACATTACCTTCTGTAGTTTTGATGTAACCCTGACGCTCCCAAACATCATATAGAACATGGTCACGTCGACATCTAAGCTCCAATGTATCCTCAGGTAGCCAGAAAAATGGCAGAACGATATAATTCTCCTCTTCAAATCTAGGAGGGAACACCAAGACTAAAGCCGTTATATCTGACGTACTAGAAAGGTCTAAACCTGCATAACAGCTGCGACCCTTGAGACTTTCATATTGGATGGGATCATTTCCCTTCGCATAAACATGTTCTGGAATCCAAGCAACACTTGAGCTTGTCCACATATTTAGACGGAGCTGCTTAAAGACATTCTCTTCTGCAGGATTGTCTAGTGCCTGTTGGTAGGCTTCTCGAACTCGGTCAATCCCAATAGTATGCCCTAATGAAGGGTTGGCTTTGAGCCAGTTAGCTTCATCATTCCAATCATCTTCATCAGATAAACCATAAACCACTGGATAGAATGAAGTGTCCTTCTTTCTACCATTCAGAATATCCAATGCTTTGGTATGTAACTCATAACAGATAGAGTTTCTATCCGTTCCAGCTGTTGTGATAATAAAAAAGAGGGGTTGTTCCCTTGCGTCTCCTGACCCCTTGGTTAATACATCATACAAATGACGATTAGGCTGAGCGTGGATTTCATCAAAGACTAAGCCAGAAACGTTTAGTCCATGTTTTGTCCCAGTCTCTGCGGAGAGAACTTGGTAAAAACCAGCGTTAGAATAATTTACAATACGCTTGGTTGCTCCCATTATCTTTGAACGCTTTTCCAAAGGGCGACTCATCTGCACCATTTGCTTGGCTACATCAAACACGATTGACGCTTGGTTTCGGTCACAAGCGGCACCATAAACTTCTGCACTGGCTTCATTATCCGCATATAGTAGATAAAGAGCGATAGCTGCTGCTAACTCAGACTTGCCATTCTTCTTTGGAATTTCTATATAGGCTGTTAAGAATTGCCGATTACCATCTTCCTTGACAATTCCAAATAGGTCACGGACAATCTGTTCCTGCCACGGCAACAAATCAAATCGCTTTCCTGCCCACTTTCCTTTGGTGTGGGAGAGATTATTGATAAATGTTACTGCCCTATCAGCCTTTGCCTTATCATAATGTGAGGTTGGAAGCATGAATGGACTTGGTTCATAATGATAACTCATAAAATTCCTCCTAACAAATCTTCCATTTCATCACCAGTACCAACTTCCGCATCCATCGTTGCTAGACGGTTACGGGCTGAAGGTGTCAAACCAAATTGTTCACAGAATTTAAGCATGATTTTGAGGTTAGTCTGGCTGATAGAGACTTGAGGGACTTGTTGGAGATAGCCATTCGGAGTTTTGATAATGGAGCCATGCTTGGATAGGAACTCTTCCGCCTCTTTCCAGCGAGCGTAAGCTTGACAATAACCTGCAAATGCAGTCATGTCCATTTCGGTTAAAATTCCCATCTGTTCGAGAATTTTTCCCATCCGTTTCCACTCCTTCTTTGCATCATCTTCAAGCCACTGTGGGCAACGTGGGGCTTTTTGTTTGGGTTTGACTTCATTCGTAGGGAGTGGTCGCTTACCAGGATTTCCCTCTAGTATTTTCATATTCGTAGGCTTGGGTTTTCGCCCCCTGATTGCCACAATCTCACCTCCTTTAGAGTAAGAAAAAAGAACTCAATTCGAGTTCTTTCTCAAAGTTCATTAAAGTTATCAAGAACAGCCTGACAAACTGTTCTATCAATGTCGTCCATGTTATCTATTTCATTCCCATATCTATATTGGTAGATATATTCACCATCACGTTTTATTGTCAGTATTCTAATCCATGCACCGTCTATATTCCTTGGGTCTGTTGTGTCTTCACGGAGAAACTCACAAACGTAATGTCTGTCTCCAACCGTTCGAGTCATAATTTCCCACATCTCACATTACCTTTTCTACGATATCAATTCCATACAAAACATTTAGGCAACTGCCGTTTTCCCACTTAACTAAGAGTGAACCAATGTCATCCACTCCAATCACAGTTCCAAGTGTTCCTTTAGGAACTGGATGTGGGTCTTCCATTTTTACTAACCTAACCTTTGTACCAACCGGATAGATTGCCTTTAGGTTATTGAACATTTTTGCGTCCATGTTATTCTCCAATCTTTTCAAATGCCCATTTAACTGCATGCCCAAAGTCTTCGAATCTTCCTGCTTCTTGGTAAATGCGGTCAAATCTGCGGTCAAAGTTTTCAAACTCTTCAAGACTATCAGCCGTTTCGTAAATCTCAACTTCTGTTCCTTTATATCCATTCGATGCAACGATGACCCAATCTTTGTAAGGAATGATACTTGCGGTTGCTGGGTAGATGTCGTAAAGTTTTTCAAGTGTTGTTGTCATGGATGTGTTCTCCTCTTCCTTTGTTGTGTACATATTACCTCTAAAGGAGACATATATCCAGTCATTTCTCGATTATTTTGAAGATATTTTCGATAATTCTTCGCTTGCTAGAATGGCATATCCAATGGCATAAACAACTGTTACCGTCACACCATTTCCAGCCTGTTTATATAGTTGAGCATCGGAGTTTACTGCTTGGGCTTTCTCGAACAAATCATCTGAAAATCCTTGTAGGCGAAAACATTCTCGAGGGGTTAAGCGTCTGATTTTTACAACTCGATCATTCCAAACTACAGCACCCATTTGACCACCACAGGAGAGGTTATGGGCAATTCCTTTCCCAACTCTTGCTCGTCTCGTTGGTGAGTTGGGATAAGATAAATCCACCGAATCTCCAACCTCTGCAACTTGATAACCTTGCTTCGTACCATTTCTGACCTTGATGCCTTCTAGAACACCATGGCGGTCTTGAGAGGTCAATGTGAACATTGGCTCATCCTGTTCCTTGAGCCTACGTCCATTTTGACGCTTATTGATTCGATTGGGTGTCAGAATGGGTTGAATTTCGAGTACTCCAGAGTTCATCGCAGTCCGCTTTGTAGCTCCAGCAGTATATCGTGCAGTAATACAGCGTGCCTCATCTGTCAACTTTGGTTCTGTCAAAGATTGGTCAATTAGATAAAGACCAGTCTTAGCACCCAGTCCCCCACCCTCACCAACAAGAGTTGTGGCAATTCCACTAGGGTCGTAGACACGGTAGCTTTGCATACCACCTACAAGTTGCTTAAGATGGCTACCGCTTTCTCCGCTGATAGGTAGTACTTTTCGTCGACCTCTGCTTCTAAGATGTCCGAGAGTGTAGATGCGTTCTCGATTTTGGGGAACTCCGTAGTCTTTTGAATTGAACACTTGCCACTCAAGGTCGTACCCTGCTTCATCCAAGATAGAGAGATAGTCGAGATAATCTCGTCCCCCGCCACTTGATAAAAGTCCCTTAACATTTTCAAGGAGTATCCACTCGGGTTTACCTTCTTCCTCTTGGCTTTGGAGGAGGTCAACAAATGTAAAAAAGAGTCCACTTCGTTCACCGTATAGTCCTGCTCGCTTCCCTGCGATAGACACATTTTGACAAGGGCTTCCTGCAGTCCATAAATCTGCTTTTGGAAGTTGTGTTGGATCAATGCTTGTGATGTCGTCATGAAACCATTCTCCTTTCGTGTCATACATTGCTTCATAAGATTTTCGTGCAAACTTATCCTTTTCACAGTAACCGATACATTTGAAACCTGCTAGTTCCAAACCACGACGAAAACCACCCACTCCTGCAAAGAAATCAAGAAAGGTTAGGCTCATACCGTAACCTCCATCATTGAATAGGCTTCATCAAAGGTCAAAGTCTGTCCATCGCGTAACACCGTCACGTTATGATTTCCTGTTGACTCTATATAACGCTTGACAATAACATCCACAAACTTTTCATCTAGCTCAATGCCGTAACAAACCCGACCAGTTTGGTCTGCGGCCATTAGGGTTGAGCCAGAACCAAGGAATGGATCAAGAACAATAGTCCCACGCATAGATGAATTTTGAATAGGATAGGCCATGAGCGGAATGGGTTTCATCGTTGGATGGTCCTTACTGGATTTAGGACGGTCATATTCCCAAATGGTTGTTTGTTTACGGTCACTGAACCACTGATGTTTTCCCTTTTGTTTCCAACCAAATAGACATGGTTCATGTTGCCATTGGTAGGGACTACGTCCGAGGACAAGTGAATTCTTCTTCCAAATGCAACACCCACTGAGGTAGAATCCTGCATCTTTAAATGCCTTTCGGAAGTTCAGTCCTTCCGTATCCGCATGGAAAACATATATGGAGGCATCAGCTTCCATGTGGTTCTCAACTTGAGTAAACATAGCTAAAAGAAACTGATAAAATTCAGAATCACCCATATTGTCATTTTGAATTTTACCTGCCGTCTTTTCAACATCGCAATTATACGGCGGGTCTGTCACAACAAGATTGACTTTCTTATCACCTAAAAGTTGGTCGTAGGTTTCTGCCTTAGTTGAGTCACCACAAATCACTCGGTGTTTACCAAGTTGCCAGACGTCCCCACGTCTTGCTACTGTCGGTTTCTTCAACTCCTCGTCCACATCAAAGTCATCTTCAGATAACTCCTTGTCATGAATGTTGGAGAGAATGTCATCAATTTCTGGTGGTTCAAAACCAGTCAGGTCGAGATTGAAATCCGACTCCTGTAAATCCAAAAGCAAATCCGCCAAAAGCTGGTCGTCCCATTGACCGGTGATTTTGTTAAGGGCAATGTTTAGGGCCTTTTCATCTTCCTTAGATAAATCGACAATGACACATTTGGCGGTTTCATAGTCTAAGTCCTTCAATACAGTTAATCGTTGATGACCACCAATTACCGTCAAGTCTTTATTGACGATGATGGGGTCAACGTAACCAAACTTGAGTAGGCTTTGCTTAATCTTTTCATACTCCTTATCACCCTTTTTGAGTTTTTTCCGAGGATTGTAAGAGGCTGGGTGTAGTTCAGATAATCGAATCTCTCTAATTTCCATTGTTGGTTGACTTGTCATTGATTTCTCCTTTATAAAAGCGTGATTGAATGTAACACGAATGGCTACAATATTTTCGATTTGGATTGGCATAAGATAAAAATGACCCGCCACACTGATGGCAAGTCAAATCTTCATAAGCGGTTTTTGATTTATCGTGTTCGTCAGAATGAGTGGTCCACCAAACCTTACGACATTTATCCGAACAGAACTTCTTTGGTCTACCTATTTTGTGAGTTTTAAGTACTTGATAACACTGAGGGCAACGAAGCCCATCATTCTGGTCGGCTTTTGCCATCTGCTTTGTCGCAGCACCATGTCCAAGCAATTCTGGATTTCGTCTACAGTATTTCTTAACGGAATCTCTAGATAAACCTGTAACCTTACCGATGAAACCATAGCCAAGACCTTCTGCGCGCATTTTCCAGATTTGTTTACGTTGACTTTCGTCCATTTGTTTTCCTTTCCAGCAAAAAAGGACTAAAAACAACTATTTTCACCATTGTTTCTAGCCTTATTCACTATTCTATTACCAAAATTACATACTAGGGAACGCTACATCCCCACATTAGAAACGTGATAACGGTGGGAAGGAACGTCAAAATTGAGCAATTTTAATGTACCCGCTTGCGAATTTTGCGAAATTGCACGTTTGAGGGGGCGTCGGTCTTAGTCTCCCAAGGTTTTAGAGATTTCATCCCCCCTCCCCCAATGGGTAAAAAATGAGATACTTTTGTAACGAAACTCCAAGACTAAAATCGATACGTATACTCCACATATCGGTCAGTCGTCTTGGTCTTTCTATCATGACAAGACTTACAAAGTGCTTGCCAGTTAGACTGATTCCAAAAGAGTTCTTGGTCACCTCGGTGGGGAGTGATGTGGTCAACAACAGTTGCCTTGGTCAGTCGACCTTTGGCTTTGCATTGAACACAGAGTGGATGAACTTTTAAGTAGCGAAGTCGTGCTTTATTCCACTGGGCATTGTATCCTTTGGCTTTGGTTGACTTGGCATCCAGTTGGTGGTTTCCTTTATGGTTGTCACAATACTTGTGACCATAAGGTACTAAGTTAGGACAACCATTTTGTTTACAAGGTATGCTTGGTCTGCTTGGCATATTATTTCTCCCAAGGAAGATAGTCTTTCGTGAAATGCCCAAAGCAAGTTGTCTTGGTGTAGTCTACATTCAAGAGATGAAGTTCCTTAATGATACCTCTTGGTGTTAAATCATAACGCTCACGAATCATTCCTTCCAGTTGTTTTGCGGTGTAGCGACTGGTTCCAAAGGTATCTACATACACCGAAACAGGTTTAGCTACTCCAATGGCGTAGGCTAATTGTACTTCACATCGTTTCGCATACCCTTCTCGAACAGTATCCTTAGCAATCTTTCGTGCCATGTATGCTGCTGAGCGGTCAACCTTGCTTGGGTCTTTTCCAGAGAAAGCACCGCCACCATGATGTGCGAAACCACCATAGGTATCGGCCACAATTTTTCGACCAGTAACTCCTGCATCCGCAAAAGAACCACCAAGTACGAAACGACCTGTTGGATTGACTAGAACTTTGAAATCTAGATTCTGACGGTAACGAAGTGCTACTGACATCATAGCTTCGGTCACAATTCGTTTCACTTTGGCAAGGTCGGCCATTTCAGTATGCTGGATGGAAACTAAAAATGTATCAATTCGATTCTTCTCATAGTCGTAGGATACCTGTGCTTTCGCATCCTTTCCAAGTAAGGGGTAACCAAGCGACATCAGTTTCTCAAGGACTCGGGTTGCTAGAACATAAGGAAGTGGCAGGTACTCAGGCGTTTCGTCTGTCGCATAACCAAACATCATTCCTTGATCACCAGCACCTCCATTATCTACTCCTTGTGCAATATCAGAACTTTGGAGTCCAAGTAAATTTGTTACTTGGACGTTCTTCAAACCAAGTGGCTCGACAACATGACGAACAATGTTCTCGAGATTAAAGTTATGTCTTGTCGAAATTTCACCAGCTACTATAACCTGGTTATCCTTGATTAAGGTCTCAACTGCCACTCGACTTGATTTGTCAAACTTGAGACACTCCGTCAAAATGGCATCTGAAATCTGATCACAGATTTTATCTGGGTGTCCAACCGACACCTGTTCACTAGAAATAATCATAATTCCTCCACGCAAAAAGCCCAACCTTTATGAGGCTAGGCTTTACTTTATTTTACTGATTGTTGTCCTGCTTCGTAGGCTCGTTCGAGTGCTTTTTTAATTCCCCAAACTGGAATGTCGTAGAAATCAAGGTTATCGCTCCAGCGTTGTTCCAAGGTTTCAACTTGTAATTCCTCTTGAGCAATCCTTGTAAAAATCGCATCCAGTTTTTCTTGTTGGCGTTTTGTCATTGTATTGTTCTCCTCTTCTTTTGTTGTGTACATATTAACTCTAAAGTGGAGATATATCCAGTCATTACTGGGTATTTTTTATCTTTTTTGACACTTACAATTCTACCACAAATTTTGACAAAGTGAGGTCAATGTTAGGTCACACTTAGTGCAGGGGTAGGTTACTGGTAGGTCAAGGGTAGATCAGGGAGAGGTTACTTTTCCAAAGAAAATCCCATTTTCATATACACTTCCCTAACATGGTCTAAGACCTTACGTCGCCAATTTCTTACAGTACTTCGACTAATATGAAACTCTCTCATCAAGCTATCCCAATTACTATCTGTATTAAGCATGGATTGTGCAAAATCATACAAATCTCCCTTTAGAAATTTTAAAGCCATCTCAAAATTATCAAGGTCATTAGCCAATCGGATATACCGCTGCGATAAATCTGCCAATTGTTCCTCGTTTTCCTGAATCATCTTCTCACGAAAATTCAGTGCAATCATCTCTGATCGTCGATTGGTAGGTGTACTTTTAACCCTAGGTTCATCAGATTTCTCAAAAACTAGCGAACCAATAACCTCATTTTCTGTCACTGGTTTAAAATGATCCAAACGATACTTTAACATCTCCAAGTCACTTTTAAGTTCATTGTAATGCGTCAGAATGTGCTCTGCCTTATCCATCTGCTCCTCCTACTTGTGCTTTTACAGCTTCAATCAGCCGTTCTTGTTGTGCATCTTTGTTTTCTAGTGCCTTGAGGATTTCCTCATCAATCGTTCCTTCAGTCACAATGTGTTGGATAACAACTGTTTCAGCCTCCTGGCCTTGACGCCAAAGTCGTGCATTTGTTTGTTGGTATAGTTCCAACGACCATGTTAAACCAAACCAGACCAAGTTGTGACCACCTTTTTGGAGGTTCAACCCATGACCTGCTCCAGCTGGATGAAGTAAGCCAACTGGGACATTTCCCTTGTTCCATTCACGAATATCTTCTTCTGTTTTCAACACCCGACTCTTTACCCTGAGTTTTTCTAAACGATTAATAATCCGAGCTAAGTCATGTTTGAACCAATAGGCAACTAAGACAGGTTCTCCATTTGCGGATTCAAGGATATCTTCAAGGGCATCTAGTTTCTGTTCATGTAATGCCACAACCGTATGATCATCAGTATATACGGCTCCATTGGACAACTGAACTAACTTGTTCGTCAGGCTTGCAGCATTGGCGGCAGTCACTTCTAATCCATCTAACTCTGACATTACATACTCTTTCTTAAACTGACTGTACTTTTCTTTTTCCTTTTCTGACATACGCACCAGTTTCTTGGTTGAAATCAATTCAGGCATATCCAGATAGTCTAATGCTTTCATGGAAATGGTAATATCACTAATCTTGTCTTGAATTTGACACTCCGCATAGTCCATGGGGATGTATTCATAGACAATGTTTCCGTTGCGACGACCTTCTTCAAAGTAACGACTACGAAACTCACCAATGAATCGACCAAGGCGTTCTCCTCCGTCAATGACTTTAAACTCTGCAAACAAATCCATTAGTCCGTTTGAACTTGGTGTTCCAGTCAACCCAACGATACGTTTCATGTAAGGACGCATTGCCATAAAGGCTTTGAAACGCTTGGACTGCCAAGACTTGAAAGAACTCAATTCATCAATCACTACCATATCCCACTTGAAATAGGGACTACATTGTTCCACCAACCAAGGAAGGTTTTCACGATTGACAATATAGATATCCGCATCTTTCTGGAGAGCTACTTTTCGTTGCTTGGGAGTTCCCACAATTTTCGAATACCGTAAGTGACGCAACTCCGCCCATTGCTCAATCTCATCACTCCATACTGTATTTGCGACTCGAAGTGGGGCAATAACTAAAACCCTAGTGACTTCAAATCTATCAAACATCAATTCATTCACAGCGGATAATGTTGTAGCCGTCTTCCCCATCCCCATGTCTAGGATGACTGCTGCATAAGGGTGACCTATGATGAAGTCCTTGGCGACTACCTGATAGTTATGTAATGTCAATTTCATCTAGCACCTCTCCAATCATCTCAATTCGGTCAATAACGTAAACCTTGAAACCTAACCGCTCGAACAGTTTATGCCTTGACACTTGCAACATCCTTGGCTTTTGGTCAGGAGCTTTTACTTCCACCAAGCCAAACTTGCCATTGGGTAAAAACACCAAGCGATCTGGCACACCAGAAAAGGATGGTGATACCCACTTAGGACAAATCCCTCCACGCTTTTTCACTTCAATTACTAACTTCTGTTCAACAATTTTTTCTCTCATAACTGATCCTTTCGTCAAAACATCGCCAAGGTAAAAGTGCAGGTCAAGGTAGTCAGTTCCTTAACTTTCCTATATATTTTTTTATTCTTTTTATTTTTTCTTATATACAAGTTATAGAAATGACCTTCTAGACCTGCACTTTGAAAATCCCCTATGGCAACTTTTGTATGTGACCTTCTAGACCTGCACTTTTGACCATTAATGCAGGTCGTGACAATCCATTTCAAAACTCTCTACAGTTTTCAAAAAGAATAAAAATAAGATTTTGAAATGAGTTTACTTTTCGCCTATCACGACCGTCACTACTATTCCTTGGGTGAGTATGACGATCTGCACCGACTGTCACGCCTTAATTAAGAAAATCATCGTCTTCTTTCAGTCGTAAACCTTGAACAATCATTCCTTTACTTGTCTTTTTCTTGGTGAAACCAGCGTTAGCTAGGGCAGTATAAAAATCTGTTGTGCTGCGCGTGTACTCATTTACCTTTAAGCAATAAGTACGGTAAGTGGAGTATAGTTCTCCCGACTTCTCCGTGAAAGTAGCGTCAACATCGCAACAATCTGACAAGAACTGCCCCATCCAATCGTTTGCTTCACGGTAGGCAGCTACCGATTCTTGAACGACCTTTGGCAAAGTAAACTTGAAGTGAGCTTTGACGGATTTTTCTGCCCCTTCAATAATCCAAGTCATGATGGCTGGTGCTGCTTCATCGTAAAGGTAGTCCGCAAAATTCTTGACATCACTACGACCAGTAATCTTGGCATTGAAAGGAATGACAATCAGACGTCGCCAAATCCCATCATCGTTCGCTCCAACTTTAGGAAGGTGGTTAGTGTAAAGCACTAGCGTATGAGATGGGACAAAATGAAACGGTGCTTTGTACTTCTTCTCAGCCAAGATTTCATCAGTAGAACAGAGCTGTTTCACCATGGAGGTATTTAACCTCATGCCCTCACTCATCTCTGATGCAATGATGAGGCGTTTGCCTTTTAGTTCAGCCATTTCTGGACTGACATTACGACGAACACTCATAGTAAGCGCATCGGCAGACAGTTTGCCTGAATAGTTCCCAAGCACTCTTGCGATAGTGTTCCAGAAGGTAGACTTACCGTTCGCACCACTGCCGTAAGCAATAATGAGATGCTCTTGATAAACCTTACCGATGGCTGCCATACCAACCACCATCTGAACGTAGTCAATCAATTCTTGATCCCCACAGAAGAAGGTGGCAAGCGTCTCCAACCACAAACCTTTTCCTTTATCACTTGGAGAGGCTGTCGCCATTTTAGTCAAATAATCTGATGACACATGGTCTTTAACACCAGCTAGTCCTTTTGACAGGTCGATTGTGGCATTAGGTGTGTTCAGCAACATTTCATTATTATCAAATTCAGAGACACTCATCCGAACCATGTGCTTGGCAGTTTTGACAATAGCTGAGAGGTTGCGATAATCTCGGTACTTCATGACAAATTTATGGAAATCAAATGCCCTCTTATACTCCTTGAAAGCAGATGATTGTACTGGAGTGTCTATCGCCTTTTCTAGTACCTTAAGCCCTTTAAAAATCAACTCCTCTGGAATCCCTGTCTGAATCAGTTTTTTGGTTTTATCTTCCAAATCACCATTCGCAACCTCTAGCTGCTCATCTAAGAATGTATGAACTTGACGCATGGCTAATTGCTCATCCTCTACCCAGTATTTTCCGTTATAGGCTAGGTAATCTGTCTCACGTGTGAAGGCAATCCTATCTCCAAACTCACGAGCTAGTAAACCCGCTTCACCAATATCAGTAAAATCATCTGGACGCATCGCTTCATTATTGAAAACATCAGGTGCCACATAGCCTTTGGAGTTCTGAATCGTATTATTGTAGAATCGAACGGCACTACCCCAGATGGTGTCTAACTCCGCCTTATCTAGAGGAGGAACACATTTTTGAGCTTGTTCATCAAAGCCATCTCTTGCTTCTTTCGTTACTCCCAAGCGTTTTAGGATCTTAGCTGCAAATACAGACATCGTTGAATTACGACTCCCTTGCTGGATTGGTCCACTTGTAGGAGTATAGAAGTCTGCATCGAAATCTTCCTCATCATCAATAGACACAGCTTGAAACAAATCTTCATCAATAGTTAGCCATGAATCATGCCATATAACCTGTGCATTGGGATTTCCAAAGAAAAACCTTGCCGCATCCTTGGCATGATCATCAAAAAACTTGTATTGATTACAGAGTTCTTCCTTCATGGCTACATAAATATCTTTATCAGTTACCTCATTGATTTGGAAATAAATATGAAATTTTGGTCTTGGAGCTTTTCCTGCCTTAGCCTGCATATGACTTCGACTAGTTACCAAGGCAAAGTTATAATCCGCAAAGATTTCTTTTAGTCTCTCTACAGCTATCCACTCTTCTGGATTTTCAGAATGGTCATTATCAATATCCATGACCAGTACATCTGACTTGATGAAATTGGCATTTGAGCGTGTATTGTTTAAAAACAGCCCCGCCACATGGTCGAATTGCACAACAGTTTGTAGCGATATTTCATCAGTAATAGCTACTTGATTGGGGTAGACAGTGGTTGTCTGAACCCCAGTCTGTCCTGAATGAGATAAGGTAAATTGCATTATGCACCCTCCATATTTTTGCAGTATTTTTAGAAATATATCTTCTTAACTTACTAAGTAAGAATCTGACAAATCTTTCCGCTCTCTCAGAAAAAATTATTCAAAAAAATAGAAGTTTCCTATTAAATTGCACAGGAAACTTTTTTGATACTCAAAATTTTTTCAAATCTAACGGAAAAACATCACTTGGTTCTACTTAGTAATGTGTAAGGGATATGGCTAAAAAAAATCTCTTACAAAGTGGAAAAATTAATCAAAACCTTACTTAGTAAGATAGGAGGACCAAATATGGTAAACGAACCATACATCAAACCTGATGAAAACGTAGCTGATACTCTCATCGCTATCAGCGTCATCTCAAAACTACTCGCTCGGAAAATTATGGAGGAAGAAAACAATGAGCAAAATGAAAGAACTGAATAGACTAATTCATGATATGGAAGAAACTGCAAAGTACTACCTTCGATTGGTGGATGAGTTCAAAAAACTCCTATCTACTGATGATGAAACAGTACCTAAATCAAATCCACCAAAAAATGAACTACAAAAGGAAATTCAATTGGAGGATGTCCGTGCAGTCCTTGCAACAAAGGCAAAAGATGGCTTTAAGAATGAGGTTCGTGCTCTTCTAAATGCATACGGTGCTTCTTCTCTATCAGCTCTTGACCCTAAACACTTTGCGGCAGTCCTTGAAGAAGCTGGAGGGATTGGTAATGACTAACCACGCCATTCTATCTGCTTCTGCATCACATCGTTGGTTGAACTGCCCACCTTCCATTCGGTTAACAGAAGATATGCCAGATGTAAACTCTGAGTTTGCCCTTGAAGGTACGGATGCTCACGAGTTATGTGCTTATCTAGTCGAGAAAGCTTTAGGTAGGAATGCGCGTGATCCAACTGAGGATTTGGCATTTTACAACGATGACATGCAGAATTGCGCAGAAGAATACCGCAACTATGTCATGGAGCAAGTTGAGAAAGCCAGAGGCTACTCTCGTGACCCTACAGTTCTTATCGAACAACGACTGGACTTTTCTAAGTGGGTACCTGAAGGATTTGGAACTGGAGATTGCCTTATTGTGGCAGATGGACTTCTTCAGGTTATTGATTATAAGCACGGACTTGGTGTTCTAGTTGATGCAGACCATAACCCACAAATGATGTGTTATGCCCTAGGTGCTCTTGAGATGTTTGATGGGCTTTATGATTTCGATAAAGTCACCATGACCATCTTTCAACCACGAAAACATAACATATCTACCTTTGAGATAGAAAAGACTGAGTTGCTTGAATGGGCTGAAAATGAACTCGCTCCAAAAGCTGAACTTGCATTCAAAGGTGAGGGAGAAATGGAGTCTGGTAAACACTGCCAATTCTGCAAACTCAAGAATGTCTGTCGCAAACGTGCTGAGGATAATTTGGCACTAGCTAAGATGGAGTTTGCAAAGCCAGAAACACTAGATAACGAGGACATTGCAGAGATTTTGCCTAAACTAGATTTGTTGATTTCATGGGCAAATGACATCAAAGCATATGCTTTAAATCAAGCGACCGAAGGACATCACATCCCAGGATACAAACTGGTTGAAGGTCGCTCTGTTCGTAAATTTTCAGACGAAGCTGCCGTGAGTCAAGCTGTGATTGAAGCTGGCTTCGACCCTTACGAGAAGAAACTGCTCACTATCACTGCCATGACCAAACTCCTCGGCAAGAAAACCTTTAATGACCTCCTTGGTGGTCTCATAATAAAGCCAAGTGGTAAACCAACACTCGTTCCAATTGACGATAGCCGTCAAGAGATGAACCTAGCCAAACATGAATTTAAAGAGGAATAACTATATGACAACTAAAGTAATTACAGGACCAAACACTCGCTTCAGCTACTTAAATGCCAATGAGCCCAAGTCAATTAACGGTAGTATTCCCAAGTACAGTGCCTCACTCATCATCCCAAAAGAGGATACTGTCACCATTAACAAAATCAATGCCGCTATTGAGCAAGCATACAAAGAAGGTGAGTCAAAACTCAAGGGCAACGGTAAATCTGTACCTGCATTATCTACTCTAAAAACTCCACTTCGTGATGGTGACCTTGAACGCCCGGATGATGAAGCATACAAAAATGCTTACTTTGTGAATGCCAACTCTCCACACAAACCTGGGGTGGTTGACGGAAATCGTCAAGAAATCATTGATACATCAGAATTGTATTCAGGCATCTACGGACGTGCTTCTATTACCTTCTACGCATTTAATTCCAATGGCAATAAAGGGATTGCTTGCGGTTTGAATAACTTGCAAAAATTGCGTGATGGCGAGCCCCTCGGTGGTCGCACTCGTGCTGAAGATGATTTTGCGACAGAAGACGATGATGACTTTTTGAACTAGAAAGAGAGAATTAGATTAATGATGTATACTATTTTAACTTGTACTATTATGAGCCTCTGGGTGCTTATCGGACTATACTTCGGATATATGACCATTAGAGATGACATTCGAAATGAAATGGAACGAAAGGCAAAGCAAAATAAAGAAAAACTTAGTCAAACACCACTCAGTCGAAAAAACAAATAGAACTCAAGGTGGCAGTACTTCTGTCACCTTTTTCAGAAAGGACAAACTATGCCAATTAAAGAGATCAGTATAGACATCGAAACTTATTGTGAAATTGACTTACGAAAATCTGGTGTCTATCGCTATGCGGAAGATGACAGTTTTGAAATCCTTTTGTTTGCGGTATCTGTCGATAATGGACCAGTTACTGTATATGACTTAACTAAAGAGAAATTTCCACAAGATATCCTTGAGGCCTTGGTGAATGATAGTGTCATAAAATGGGCATTCAACGCTTCATTTGAGCGAATTTGCATATCCAACTGGCTCAAGAAATATCATCCTGAATTCTTATCAGATGGATTTCTCTCGCCTAATTCATGGCGGTGTAGCATGATTTGGTCCGCATATTTAGGACTCCCACTTTCCTTAGAAGGGGTTGGAACAGTTCTCAAACTCAAAGACAAAAAGATGAGAGAGGGGGCTGACCTCATTCGCTACTTCTGCGTACCTTGTAAGCCTACCAAAGTCAATGAGGGACGAATTCGCAACTTTCCACATCACGCGCCTGACAAGTGGGCTACCTTTATCGATTACAACAGACGTGATGTTGAGGTCGAATTGGCCATCAAGGAACGACTGAAAAACTTCCCAGTACCTGATTTTGTTTGGGATGAGTACCTCCAGGATCAGATTATCAACGACCGAGGTATTGGCATAGATGTTGATTTTGTTAAAGCAGCAATCAAAATTGATACAGAGAGCAAAGCTCAAATCCAAGAGGAACTGAAAGGTTTAACAGGTATTGAAAATCCAAACTCTGTTCTACAGATGATTGGCTGGCTACGTGAACATGGAGTAACTACAGATTCACTCGACAAAAAAGCGGTGAAAGAACTTCTCAAAACGGTTGATCATACGACTGCTCAAGTTCTTAAACTTCGTCAGCAAGCCGCCAAATCAAGTGTATCCAAATATCAAGCCATGATGAACTGTGTTTGTAAGGACGGTCGAGCAAGGGGGATGTTTCAATTTTACGGAGCTAACCGTACAGGTCGATGGGCTGGCCGTTTGGTACAGCTTCAGAATTTACCACAGAACCATCTTCCTGACCTAGAGGAAGCTAGAGAACTTTTCAGAACAGGTGACTTAGAAGCTACTGAGCTACTCTACGACACACAAGATACCTTATCTCAACTTATCCGAACGACCTTTGTCCCTAGTAAAGGAAAGAAATTCATTGTTTGCGACTTTTCAGCTATCGAAGCTCGAATCCTGTCCCACTTGGCAGGGGAGAGATGGCGTAGTAAGGTATTTGAACTGGGAAAAGACATCTACTGTATGTCCGCTTCTCAGATGTTTGGAGTACCAGTTGAAAAACACGGACAAAATTCTGAATTGAGACAAAAAGGGAAAATTGCGGAACTTGCTTGCGGATATGGTGGTTCAGTCGGTGCACTCAAAGCCATGGGAGCAATTGATATGGGACTATCGGAGGAAGAACTCCAACCACTAGTGAACTCTTGGCGACAAGCAAATCCCAATATCGTTCTCTTATGGTGGGATGTCGATAATGCTGTAAAGACTGCTGTAAAGGAACAAATTCCAACATCTACTCACGGTATTCAATTTGAAGTAAGAAGTGGCATTCTATTCATTACACTCCCATCTGGTCGTAAATTAGCATATATTAAACCAAGAATTGGAGAGAACCAGTTCGGTGGAGAGTCCGTCACTTATGAGGGAACTGGAACTGCTAAACGTTGGGAGAGGTTAGAAAGTTATGGTCCAAAATTTGTGGAGAACATTGTACAAGCTATCAGCCGTGACATTCTTGCATACTCTTTGAAACAACTGAAAGAGTTTAAAATTGTAGGACATGTACATGATGAAGTAATAATCGAATGCCCAATGGAACAAAAACTTGATGAGATTGCATTATTAATGGGGATTGCACCAGACTGGATGTCTGATATTAACCTTCGTGCCGATGGATACGAATGCATATTCTATCAGAAAGATTAGCAAAAAATCGCCACCTCACAATTGAGATGGCGATTCTGTTATTTATTTAATTCTTTGTAAAGCTCAAACCCTTCTTTCTTAGTATTATTGACTTTTTTATAGCCTGCAGATTTCTGAACTCCTAGTTTTTCAAAGATTTCCTTATTCTCATAACCATCAAATAGCATTTCCAAAATTTCTGGTGCTTGAAAGTTTGATTCTGCAAGTTTTGATTTCAAAAACTCAAATTGATCCATGAATAGATAAAGCTCAATCCCATCATCAATAACTGGTAAATCTTGTTTCTCTGTGAATGCTTCCCAGGATGAAACTTTAGGGGCATTTTTACTCGGCTTACGAAAATCTTTGAGATAATCATTAACTGAGTTGTTATACCACCAGACCATCTGTTCATAGTCCTCTTCTGCGACTGGAACAAAGGCAGTTAGTATTGAAATACCCATGATACGACATTGACGAAACGTGCCACGTAGCAAACCTGAATGATGTGAAGTCATGTAGTAATCCTGTACAAACATAGGTGCTAGTACTTCACTTTCAGTTGGATGTACTCCAGTTGATGAAGATTGAGCTTGGCAGTAGTTGAAAAAGTTGACATTGATTGTCATGATTGATTGGCTTTCCAGTTAATACCGAAAGCACACATGACAAATCAAGGCATGCAAAAAATATTCTTGACCGCATAGTTACTTTCCTCTATGTTATCGGTCAGCCAATTTCACAAGCTGAAATAGTTTCCCACCATCTCTACATCTGAAATTATGGTCATCGTCATGACTCCGTATTGACAGAAGGTGTTCTTGATAAGTCTAGTATAGTACCATTGAACGAAATGGTACACAGCAAAAAATGAGGGGTAGAACAGCTTCCCTCATTCAATAAAATCGTTAAAATCAGTGTTTTTGAAACTTCCTTTCACATACTTAACTTGATGACCTCCACTCTCAAATACACGCATAACAAACAAAAAAACACCCCTCAAAATTTGAAGGGTGTCGTTAAAATTATTTTTCCCAAAATTCAGGAATCTTCATCTCTATCAACTTCTGGTTGCATTCATAAGCTCCCAAATGATAGTAATATCTCAGCAACATCTTATAAGCACAATGAGTCGGCATCTCATCTCTAAATGTTGTACCACTCTTTTCAATCAACTTAAAGCTAAAGTCAGGATATAGCTTCATTCCAAGAGTAATCCCCATCATCTTTTCCAGTTTCCTACTCGCATCTCTTTGAGTTTCAAAACGCTGAATAGTAGATAAACTAACACCTGATGCCTCAGCAAGATCTTCTTGAGTGATGTTTTTGCGTGTACGATGGTAGATAAGCATGGCACAAAAGCCACTCGGCATCTCATCATTGATTCTGACTACCTCTTCAAATATTCGTCCACTATCTAGAATTATTGAACCATTAACAATATTGGTGAACTCAGAGAAATCCACCTCTATTTCAACCGTCGATTTTCCACGATACATCACATACTCATTAAAGATAGTGATCGATATAGACTTATTTTTATCTGTCTTATAGAAAATATCAAACAATAGGCAACACTCATCCATATGTTTGTATGCATAGTCTGTCATTTCGTAAATACCGTACTCCACCATGTTCACATATTGAGGATCATTCAAGCAAAAATGGTTATCCACATAAACATATCGACCTGAATCCATCAACTTCCTAAACTGTTCATTCTTCCAACTCAACAGACAAGCGTTGGGAAAGGCAATAGTGAAGCTTTTGTTTTCAGTCATAGCTTTAAGTTCACAACCATAGCTTCGTAGATATTCATCTCCAACGAAATTATAAATGCCTTCAAATTCATGATAGCCCAATTGTTGTAACCGAATTTTAGCCGCTAGGCGAGAGACCTGAAAGAATTCTGCGAGGTCATCTATGATTCTTTCAAACATGGTTAATTTCTCATCACTAGCATATTTTAAGGAGTAGTCTGTAAAGAGTTGATTGACCTTTTGCCTTGTCATGGACTTAGGCATCAGAATTCTAGCAGCAATTCCATTTGCCTGCCACTCCATCCAGTCATAGTCTCTCCACTCTGATGAACTAGAGATAGTGTTATCTCTTAGACTACTACTTCGTTTATGATTCTGATCAAATAGCATTTTATACTCATTATGATGACGATGGAGCAACCAGTGAACTGATTCATGGACTATTGTATTATTATAACTCCCTTGATTACGCAAGCAGATAACTTCGGGATCTACTAAAATAGTCTTTTTCTTCACGAGTCTTGATTCTGGAGTATCCTCATCATAAAATAGAACTTCTGTATCTTTGAAGACCATCTCTCCAAAAATGGAACTATCCTCTGTTAACTTACCCTCCATCTTAGTCAATCCGATATTGGCAAGATAGCCATCAATCGGCAAAGCCATGGGAGCTTCTAGTGCTTGAGGGTAATATTGCTTCAAAATTCCTTCCGCAATCTCATCCATATCCTTAGCTTTAATGTATGGAACAAATTCTGGACTAAGACCTAATTCACTATTATCATAATCTTTTGGATCAAAGGGATTAACCTGAAGAACTGTAAAATTATGTATTCCTTCATTCAACTCATACTCAACCGTCATTCTTAACCACAGATTGGCACTATCTATTTCATAGCCATACTTCGTCTGCCCCTTAATTTCAAGAGAAGCAATGACCTGAAGTTCAGAAACAATTATTCCGTCTCTAACTTTACGAGACAAGACTTTCTTTATCGCAAAATCATCCAACTTCTTAAAGTTTGGGTCTTCAACAGTATGTGACTTGACCGATATATAGGAACGGTGGTGGTAAATATAATTATCTACTGCTTTGAAAATATCGTTATAATAGTTTGATTGAAGCAATTTTTCGAATGAATTAAACGCCAT